GGTAATACGCGCTTCTGTAATAGCCTTGTTTTTAGACGCTTCACGCATCGAACGGCCTTCCACCAATATATCGTTATCGGTAAATTTAAAATCTTCGGTTTGCGTTGTTTCAAATTTTCTCAAAGACTCGGTAATTTCAACGTAAATTTTTTCTACCGTTTCATCATCCGGCTCAGATACTTTTTTGTAAATTTCTTCTGATTCTGCAACCAATGGAATACGAACTTTAAATGTATGACCACCTAATTCAAACGAACGAATTAAAAGGTTCTTTCTGTTGGCTTGGTATTTGTCACCAAACGCACTTGAGAATTTTGTCATTTTTGTTTTGCCTTATATTGTAATAACCGCCTACCAATAATTTCACCAAGCCTTTTGGCGGTCTGTTGGGCTTGGCCTTCCATTGCAGTTCGTAAAAAAGGATGTGCGGCATTGTGTGCAGAACCAAACTCTTGCGCTATTGCCCGAGCATCGCTTTTAATGCCTTGAAATTTATGTGCACGATACGCGCCTACGTGTGCATCACCTTCCATTGCGGCAAGACGCCTTTTGGCTTTTAGCAAACCTTTACCCTCACTCATTTTGGCTAGTTTTTCACCCGATGCGGTAGTAACTGACGCAATGACAGTATCAGTTTCGGTTATATATTTAGACCGCTTATCACGTCTTGTAGGGCGTCGCGCTTCAATTTGTAGGGATAACTTTAAACCACCTGTGTTTACAGGCACACGTGCAAGAGCCTCATTTAGTACAGGTTGCATTGCTTCGCGTACTGATGGCACTAGGATTTTACTGGTGGCTTTTTTATCGCCAATTTGGTCTGCCAAATCATTAAACGCGGCAAGCACATCCTTCAATCCAACGATGTTGAAAGATGCTCGCATGGTTTATCCCGCCTTAATAATTTTATGAAATATAAGGTGATTGACTTGCAATGCGTAATCTACGACTTCATCGGGTGTCATCTTGTCCGCATGATGTTGTGCAATTTGATGCGCAAGCGTTACCGCTGTCATGCGTTGCTGAGAAAAGCCAAACCAATCTTTGCGAGATTCGGCTTGGCTTACTAGGAAACCCAACAAATCGTTACTGTCTTTTATTGTCGTAGTCATGTTTTATTCTTTTATTTTTTTGGTTGGTGCATACGGAAAGTATGATGCCAAAAACTGTAATGCAGTTTGTTGTTCAGACCCTACGGTAGCATTTGCCAAAGCATCCGCTACTTCCTTTGGGTCTAACTCCATGCCCTTGACCACAAGGTCAAAGGGCAAGTAGGTACTGGTCAGCAATGTTACTGCGTCATCAGTGGTCATATTAGGCACTGGCAGACCAGCCGTATAAATTACCACGGGGATGAATCGTAAAATTAACCTTGGCTTCGGCTCCGGGCGCGGAGTCAATAGTCCATTGGCTAACGCGACCATTAAACGCGTAATTTACGATGCCTGTACCATCGGTAGCAGAGATAATAAACGTGCGGTCAATCGTGCCGTTGTAAGCATCGCCACGAAGCAATAACAAAACAGTATCGCTAGGATTCCAAGCGGCTGTAATGCTCATACTTGTTGGCGCGGACTGCACAGGAATTTTGTCCGATTGACGTGAACCCGCAACGCCAAATGACGCAACGGCATCATCTTGACCAAATGCAGGAATAGCCTCAACGGGTACTAAATTGCCAACAACTGCCAAGGCAGAAACGGTAGCGTAAGTGGACAATGCCGCATATGTTAATGCGGTTGGCGAGGCTCCGGGCTGTGCGTATAGCGTTGCACTAAAGCCGGGCAAAATTTTGGTTGGTAAAGCCATTTTGAGTTTCCTTTAAAGAGTTGAAAAAATCGTGTCTTATGTTGGAATATCTATGGTGCAATCAATAAAGATTTCAGCCAATTTATTCTCATTGTCGTAACTGTTGTACAGCCACTGGCAATCCGCTTTGGAAATATAAAACCCCCCGTCAGCCGGATTTCCTAACATACCACTATAGCCGTGTAGCGATTGTAGTACCTGATTGGAAATTGTAAAACCATCTTCAATCACTTGAGTAAAGATACTTATCTGAAAAACGGGGCGGTCAATGCCTTTAACCGATTGATAGGAGCCTGTATAAACGTCTTGGTGCACGTTTCTGAGCATCCATGTAATGAACTTAGGCTGTGTTGCAAAATTGCGGTTAAACGCGGCATATACAGGTACAGGCGTAACGATGCTATTCAGTTGATACTGCATCGCTTTGCCGTAATGAACAATATTGGTTTGCGCTGTCATACTGCCACCACTGGGTCGTTGCGCACGCATAGCAATTTAACTGTCATGCGGTCGTTTGATTCACGCACACTATCAATGCGCCAGTTTGCACTTTTCCAAGCAATTGAATACAAGTTTTGGCTATCGACAATCGTTTTTGTATTTGGTGTGTAATTTAATGTGAACTCTACAATGTCGGCATAAATCCTATACTTTTCGGAGATACGCACGCTATTGGCTACTGACGCAACTCGCGCCCTTGTATCAAACCATTTTGTAATAGTCGTAGATTGCTCACCAAAGGAACTCGCGCCAAAGGTTAATTGGTTTACTCGAATGTTTTCAAAGCGAGCAATGCCCATGTCACATCACCAAAGGTTTGTACGGGCGAAGCAAAGTTGCAACGCCAAATGGTACTTCACGCAACATTGATTCCGTTGTATTAGAACGATTGTTATACAGGTGCGTCAACAACATTAATGCCGCTTGTTTAATAACTGGGTAAGTCGAAATAAACGCAGAATTTTGCGTGTACGTTACAACGATTGGATTGGCTACAGTTTGGTTTAATGTATTAGGAATTGTATTCAATATTATTCTGTTACCCGTTGGGTCGTAGGAATAATTTGTTGCCGCAATCAATACTGGCACAGTGTTTGACGTTGAATAAAACTCAACAGCATCAATTGATACACCGACCGAGTTATAAGCCGTAACCGCCACCTCTGGCAAATCTAAAAACACCGCAGTGTTATACAACCCAAAGTTAGGGTAATACACCTTGTATGTTGTGGGATAAATTGCCGCGCCAATAAAATCCTCAATCGCCATGCGCGTTGCAAGTTCAAGCGACTTTAAATATGTATCCTGACTTTCGTCATCAAACAAATTTAATTGTTGTGTTATTTCCTCTAGCGTAAGCCAAGGGGTAGCAACATCGCGGTCAACTTGCTCAAATTTAGAATAGTTGTACGGATTCCGTTGGTCGGAATAAAACGGCGCGAGTGTTTGGTTCTCAACTGCCATTTATATACCCCTTATGCCGCGCTTGCACGTACACCGGCAAATGGGTCACGTACAGTTGTAGCAACTCGTTTTTCCGCATACATTGTCAAAAATCCGGGCGCGGTCTGTTCGTATATCTGAATGTCCATTTCCTCAACATCAGCAATAGTCAGGAATCTATCCCAGTTTGCCAAATAAATTGGAAATGTTGCATTAAGGAAAGAATTAGGAATAACAGGCCATCCGAAAATAGAACCGACTGCACCGCCCTCACCCGCTTCGCCTAATTCCAAGAACAATGGCAATCCTTGCGTATCTTTTAATTGACGCAATGTTTGAATCATTGTTGGTGTCATATGCCATGCAGTTGTAGGCAAAGACCAATACTGTGCCGGCAATGCGTTAGCAATGTCAACAATTTTGTTGTACGTTACAGCAACACCGGCAAGCGATACAGTTGCCAACGTGTGAATGCCATTTGTAATTGCAGTACCGCTTGAGCCAAACGCGGCTGTACCGCCACTGGTGTAAGAACTTAAACCACGCAGACCATAAGTCGCGCCTGTTGTCGTGGTTGTAGAACCCGCTTGGTCATTGTTTGTGGCGATTGATGCGCCTTCTTGTTGTGAGAATTCCAACGCAAGGTCTGTTAACAAAGCATCTTGCAAGCCGTTAATATCATCCATAGCGGCAATACGCACAGGCAAAGTTGCCGCAATAATGCGTGTAGGCATAACCCAAAATGACGTAGCGGTGTTTGGTGAACCTGTGTCAGGAGTCGAATTAGGGTCCCATGGGTTTGCGCTAGTTGCGTTACCTGTTTTGGCAACAAATTGCACAGCCGAACTATCCGCAGTTTTAATGTTGCGTGAACCCATGCGAAAAGGGTTTGCTAAACGCAATGCCGTAAAAGCATCATCAAAATAAGTGCGCCCACCAATGTCCAGACCTGAACCAGTAATTGTCGAGGCTTCACGCAAATCAATGGTGACCTTACCGCCCTCGTTAATTGCTTTTTTGATGCCGTCTAAAATTCTTTGGTTTGCACTCATTTTGATAATTCCTTTAAAAATTAAAAGAGGAGGAACCTAAGTCCCCCCATCTTATGCTTATTAAGCGTAACCGGTCGCAGAGGAACGATAACGAATAATACTAAAAGGATCGACCACGCTGGTTGCCAATCTTTTCTCTCCGAAAAATGTAATAAATCCGGGAGCCGTTTGTTCGTAGCGACGTAGAACCATGTTCAACCTGTCCACGATGGTATGGCCGCGATTCCAATCACCAAAGTACATTGGGTACAACGATGTAGAACCACCACCGCCAACAGACACAGGACTTTGCATATAGGAGTTAACCACCACATCAAAGCCAAGCAACTTGCCGACGATACCATCATAGATTAGCGGAGACATACGCTCAAAGACTGGTGTGCCGTTGTCATCAACCAAGCCACGAATGCCCGCAAGCATTAATGGGTTAATAACAAAACAATTACCAGTTGACCAATATTGCTGTGGCAATGAATGAATGAATGTAATCAAATCACCGTATGTCACATTATTGGAAGCAGTGCCACCGTTTGTGGTTACTTGGTCGTATGTTGCAATGTTGTGCAAACCATTGGTCGATGCAGTACCGCTTGAACCATACGATGCCGTACTGATAGTACCGCCTGCGTAGGAAGCATTAGCACCGCCGTACTGATTTAAACCTCGCAAACCATTCGTCGCACCGTATGCTGTGGTGGTTGAACCGGCTTGGTCGTTGTTCAAAATCATCGAGAGGCCTTCTTGCTCCGAGAATTCTTGAAGCATGTCATCCACGACGTTTGATTCCAAACCATCAATGTCATCCAATGCCGCAGTACGGATTGGAAACTGCACGTTGATATCTTGCATGTTCAACTGCCAAATGCTTGTCGCTTCAGTAGTTGCCGCGCCATTGTTTTGGATGGTATATCCCCAAGCCGCGCCCGCGTTGCCCGTTTTTGCTCTGAACTGATAGGATGAACCATCAGTAGAAACATTACGTGACACACCGCGCATTGGGTTAATCAAACGCAGTTTGTGAAACACGGGG